CGGTTACGCCGGAGTGATCTTTTTCGAGAAGATGAAGTCAACAATTGAAGCGGTGGAGGGGTATGTGCCCTATGACGATACCGCATTTAAAGAAGCTATTAAAACCTTTGAGCTTGAATTAAAAAGTGTCAAAGAGAGGCAATTACAAACTGCTGAAGCCGCAGTCAGGGTGGCGGAAAGAGCTTCAGATGCAATTGCCTTAGCCAGAGAAACGAAAGCCCTGACAACAGGTGGTATAAGCGAAGCAAAGGCTATGGGAAATGAAACCAAGTCTATTGCTGAAAGTCAGGCTAGGGAAATTCGATCAGCTTTGGAAGCCCAAACAAGGGAAGTGAATGCAAGGCTTGCAGCACTCAAACAGGATTTAGATTCAACTGTGGCTGCATTGAGGGCAGAAATGGCTCTGCTTAAACGTGCAACAACAAACCCATTAAGTAGATGAAAGACGATGACGAAGAATTCCACGATAAGTTTGCCGCAGAGGTTGGATTCCTGATCGGCGTTATCGGTATATGTGCAGTTTTATTGGCTTTAGTTTTAGGAGAGATGTATGGCTGGTTGGTCAACTGAAGAGGTTGAAGTCAGGGTTTGGGCTCTGATTGCAATCAGCCTTGTTTCAATCCTTGTTTTGTCTGTGATCTCAATCATTGCTGGTGTTCTTTTTGTGGAACACGACATGGAGCGAATCTCTCCAATTGATACACAACTGATTGGGATTTTGAAAGACATTATGCTGCTAGCAATTGGGGCTGTAGGTGGAATTGTTGGTCGGAAAGGTTCCTATGCAGCAGCTAATTTAATCTCCAAAAAAGGAGAAGAGGATGTTACCCCTCGGACCACTACTTGAAGTTGGCGGAAAGATCCTAGAGAGGGTTCTTCCTGATCCAGAAGCCAAAGCCCGGGCACAAGCAGAACTGGCAAAACTCGCTCAGGATGGTGAGCTTGCCAAAATGGCAAATGAGACGAAGCTCTTTGAGCTGAACGTCAAGAATACCGACTCTGCTCGGGAAATGCAGAAGGTCACTCGGAGCAAGATCCCGGCAATGTTGTCTATTGTCACAGTAACCGGATTCTTTGCTTTGCTCGTCGGTGCGGCTACAGGTTACATGACGCTCGCAGGATCAGATGTCATGATGCTTTTGTTGGGCGTTCTTGCTCGTGAAACCGCATCCGTTTACAACTTTTGGCTTGGATCATCCAATTCCAGCCAGCAAAAGGACCTGATTAAAAAATGAACTTCGACAAAGCCTTAGAGAAGGTTCTTCATCACGAAGGGGGTTTTGTGGACCACCCCCGAGATCCGGGCGGAGCAACCAATCTCGGATGTACCAAGGTTGTATGGGAAGAATGGATTGGCCATCCCTGCACAGTAGATGATATTAAAGCACTGACTCCAGAAGACGTTGGTCCTTTGTATCGAAAGAAATACTGGGATACGGTTAAGGCAGATGATCTTCCTGTAGGTTTGAATTACTGTGTTTTTGATACTGCCATCAACTCCGGCCCGGGAAGAGCAGTTAAGTTTCTTCAAGAGGTTGTGGGTTCCACGCCTGATGGTGTGATTGGCCCTAAGACCTTAGCTGCTTTGCGCGAACTTAATCCAAAAGCGGCAATTAACGCCTATTGCGACAAACGGCTTGCCTTCCTCCAAGAGTTAAGCACTTGGGACGTGTTTGGCAAAGGTTGGGGCAGAAGGGTTGAAGAAGTTCGTCAATCAGCACTTGAAATGTTGGACGCATCATGAAAACACCCGCTTGGACCCGTAAAGAAGGCAAGAACAATAAAGTGTGGATGTGATAGATTGGCGCAATGCAACGCTTTAATTCATACATCATCCGAGCAGCGGGCGACGATTCTCCCGCTTTTTGCGCAAAATGCGGACAAGACAAACCGCCTTCAGCATATTATGCGCACAGCAAGCGCAAAGATGGTGCAACAAGGTATCGTCCGTATTGCAAAGCGTGCCGCGTCAAAGGTGGTAGGAAAAATTGGGCAAGGCCGGTTCATTCGGCCATCCTTGCAGCAGACGTGCAAAAATGCAAAATTTGTAGCGTTGACAAACCGCTTTCGGAATTTTATGCAAACGGGTGTTTTGCAGACGGCACAAAGAAGTACCGTAGCAGATGCAAAATATGTGTGCTTACAAGAGCTAAGCAAGATCAACCAAAGGCGTACGCTACAAAATCTCAGCGGCGTTCCGCAAGCCCAAAAAATTTCATATCTAGCATTCTTAATCACGCCACAAAACGCAAGCAGCACCTTAAGTTTGACCTTGATCTGGTCTATCTTCTTCAGCTTTACACGCAGCAGCAAGGACGCTGTTCTTTGTCTGGAGTCGAAATGACGTATCAAGCTGGTTCTGGGCGTGTAAATACGAACATTAGTATTGACAGGATTGACAGTTCTATTGGTTATGTGCGCGGGAATGTGCAGTTTGTGTGTGATGTTGCCAATCGCATTAAACAAGACTTACCTCAAAAAGAGTTGCTACTGTGGTGTCAACGAATTTTGGAGCATGGGAAATGAAAAAGTTTAAAACTCCTGCTTGGTCTAGAGCAGAAGGACAGTCAAAATCCGGTGGTTTAAATGCCAAAGGCAGAGCTTCTTACAATGCAGCTAATCCGGGTAAACCGGGATTGAAGCCTCCTCAGCCTGAAGGCGGGTCTCGTCGAGATTCATTTTGTGCCCGGATGAAAGGGATGAAGAAGAAGTTGACTTCCGCCAAAACGGCAAACGATCCCAATAGCCGTATTAACAAATCTTTGAGAGCTTGGAAGTGCTGACATGGAAATGATGGTTTGGAATATCATTCTCACTGCCATTGTTGCTCTTCTGGGGTATATGGTGAAAGAGAAATTTGCTGAACTTAGCCGTATTAGCATTCTTCTTAATAAAACCAGAGAAGAAGTGGCTAGGGATCACATCACTCGATCAGAGTTTAGAGCTGATGTTCAACAGCTATTAGATCGTTTTGATCGAATTGAAAGAAAACTCGATTCTCTTGCAAATCATCACAGAGGGGGTCAGAATGCCGTTTAAAAGCCCCAAGCAGGAGCGTCTCATGAGAGGCGTGGCTCATAGTCCTAGTTTTGCCAAGAAGGTTGGCATCCCTCAATCAGTGGGCAAGAAATTTGTCCAAGACGCTAAAGAAGGTAATGAAATGAAATCTGTTAAGAAAATGATGGGCGGTGGAATGTATGCAGCCGGTGGTATGCCTATGGTAGAAAAAGACGGAAAGAAAATTCCGGCTTTTGCTGCTGATGGAAAAGGCAAAATGGCCAAAGGCGGTATGGCTGGTATGCACAAAATGCCTAATGGCAAGATGATGAAAAACTCAGAAATGCCTAAGCCTCCCATGAAAAAAATGGCTTCAGGCGGATTGTCTGCTGGTCATAAGCAGGCTGATGGTGTTGCCACTAAAGGCAAAACCAAAGGTGCTCAAGTTAAGATGCGTAAAGGGGGGTATTGCTAATGAAACGTCGATTCCAATCAGGAGGGATTAGTGAAGATATCCGCCAACGAGCTTTGAAATATGCTTCTATGGCTCGTCCTGACACGACAGAAGAAAGCGAAGAGCAAAAAGCCATGCTTCGTTCTCAACCCGGTCGTGATGACAAACCTTCCATGAAAGCTCGTAAAGAGCTTGATGATTTGATTACTCGTCAATCACGGAAGTATTCTTCAAAAGCAGCGATGGAAGATGCTATTGAAGAAATGAATAGGCGTAACGCTAAAACCGCAGATGATTATCGCGTCCTAGATGCTGCCAAGCGAAAAGATAATTTTGCTGGTGCTGCTGAAGGAAATGCTTATCAGGAAGCAGATGAGAAGCTACGCCGTAATCGTGCAATGCAAGCTCCTTCTCCTGCTGACATTGGAATGTCTGATGAGGAATATAGTCGCCGGATTAAAGGTCAGGGACTAGAAGGCGTTTATCCTGAGTCTGTGGTGGGTGGAGCTGGGCTTAAAGGGCTTCAATCATTGGCTGCTAAATTGGCTGGCAGGAAAGAAGCCAAAGATGTTGCTGAAGAGTTTGGTCGTGCAGGATCAGCCAGAGCCCTAGCAGAACGCGCTAGAAGGCAGAAAATGGCTGAAGATGTACGGAAGGCTCAAGAGAGGCGTAAAGCAGCCTCAGAAGCCCGTAAAACCCGTGAGCAGAGTCGTATGGAAGGTGAGGGAATGGGTTCCATCACTCCCCGTATGTCTCCTAAGCGTGAAGCTCCTCCTCCCCGGGACTTTGATGAACTCCGGATGTCTGGAGAAGGCATGGGCTTTAAGAAAGGTGGTAAGGCTCATAAGGCTAAGGGATTTGCCCAAGGTGGATCTGTTTCTGCCCGGGCTGATGGTATTGCCAAACGTGGAAAAACCAACTGTAAGATTTGCTAAGGATTGATCATGGATAACCTTAAGAAACGGATGCAAAAGAAACCTCGTGTTTTGGGTCCGTTTGAAGCTGCCACTCCCCCGGATAGTTCTGAAGATGATGCTCAAGTTTTGGCAAATGCCAATCGTTTGAAGCGTGTTCAACAGAACGACATGATGCGTGATCGTGTACCTTCTCCTGCCATGCAGCGCAAGTTGCAAGAGATGGCAGATGATGAACAGATGCAACGCGATATGGATCGTGCTGCTCGTGAAGCTCCTGCACGGTCTATGGGCACGTTTAACCCTCGTAAAAACTATGCGATGGGTGGTCAGGTAGGTTCCGCATCAAAACGGGCAGATGGTTGTGCAGAGCGTGGTAAGACCAAAGGTCGTTTTGTTTAATCGGAGAACGTGATGATGAGTTCCAGAGGCATGGGCATTATTAACCCAGACAAAATTCCTGTTACCAAACGCCGTAAAGATGGGGATGAGTTTAGTGTCTATGCCGAAGGGGGTCGTGTAAACGAAGCAGGAAACTACACCAAACCTGAAATGAGAAAGCGTCTGTTCAATCAGATTAAATCTCAGGCAGTTCAAGGAACAGGTGCAGGCCAATGGTCAGCTAGAAAAGCACAACTGCTTGCAAAGAAATACAAAGAAGCAGGTGGTGGTTACAAATGAAAGCCCCTCAAAAATCTCTTAAAGATTGGGGGGATCAAAAATGGAGAACTCGCAGTGGTAAAAAATCTTCTGACACGGGTGAAAGATATCTTCCAGAAGCTGCGATCAAAGCTCTTTCCCCCAAAGAATACGCAGCAACAACCCGAGCAAAGCGAATCGGCAAAGCCGCCGGGAAGCAGTTTGTAAAGCAGCCTCCTTCGATTGCCAAGAAAACCGCAAGGTATAGAACATGACTACCTCTGGAACCGCATTATTCAACCTTGATTTTGCCGAATTGGCTGAAGAATCATGGGAGAGAGCTGGTCGTGAAATGCGGTCAGGTTATGACCTTCGTACAGCAAGAAGGTCTATGAACCTTTTGAGCATTGAGTTTGCTAATCGAGGGATTAACCTTTGGACGATTGAATCAGGATCCCAAGTTCTTACCCCGGGAACTGCAACGTATAACCTGCCTGCTGACACGATTGACATCATTGAGCACGTTATTCGTACCAATGCAGGAAATGCAACGCTTCAGTCTGATTTAACTATTTCCCGGATTAGTGTTTCAACTTATGCGTCTATCCCTACCAAGCTTACGCAAGGCAGACCAATCCAGATTTTTGTTGAACGGCTCAGAGACCAACCCCAGTTTACTCTTTGGCCGGTACCTGACTCCTCAATCCAGTACACACTGTTCTACTACAGACTTCGGAGGATTGAAGATGCGGGAGATGGTTCAAACACACCAGATGCTCCTTTCAGGTTTCTTCCGGCTATTGCTTCTGGTCTTGCTTATTACATTGCCTTAAAAACCCCTGAGCTTTCTAGCCGGGTTCCAATGCTTAAACAAGACTACGATGAACAATTTAATCTGGCAGCAGGCGAGGATCGTGAAAAGGCTGCTGTCAGGTTTGTGCCTAGAATGTTTGGGGTACGGACGTGAGCAACAAATATGCTCGTAGGAGCAATGCTCTTTCTGAATGTGATCGATGTGGGTTTCGATATAAACTGGGTCAGTTAAAAGAAATTATCATCAAGAACACTCCAGTTAATCTTTTGGTCTGCCCAACCTGTTGGGAGCCAAGTCAGCCTCAATTACAGTTGGGTAGTTTCCCGGTAGAAGATCCTCAAGCTATCAGGAATCCAAGACCAGATTTCACAGGTTATCCACAAAGCAGGGCACAAATTATTCCTTTGTTTGGTCAACAACTCTCTTCAACAGCCGGTGTTTTAACTGTAGTTATTTCGTGAGGATGTTATGAAACATTCAGATGTAAAGATGGACAAGAAGGTTGTTAAATCAGCCGTTCACAAGCATGAAAAGGCGATGCACCCCGGAAAGCCTCTTACCAAATTGAACAAAGGTGGTGGGGTTAAAATCCGTGGTACTGGCGCAGCAACCAAAGGCATTATGGCTCGTGGTCCGATGGCATGAACTACACTGAACTCAAAGATGCGGTAAAGGATGTCGTTGAAATTGACATCCCTGATTCTGTAATGAATATGCTGATTAAACAGGCAGAACAGCTCCTGTTTAATGAAGCACAGCCTCCGGCACTCAGAAAGAATCAGACAGCGGCTGTTACGGCAGGAAACCCATATATTGGATTGCCTACAGATTTTCTGTTTCCGTATTCTTTGGCAGTGATTAGTGCAGGAGATCATTTTTATCTCCTGCCCAAGGATGTGAACTTTATTCGAGAGGCATATCCTGATCCATTAACTGTTGGAAGACCGCAGTTTTACGGAATCTTTGATGCCAGCAATTTGATTCTTGCTCCAACTCCGACATCAGCTTATACGGTTGAGCTTCATTATGCGGCTTATCCAGAATCCATTGTTACAGCCACGAACACATGGCTTGGAACAAATATGGATGTTGCTCTTTTAAATGGAACCCTGATTCAAGCAATCAGATTTACAAAGGGCGAAGAAGCAGATGTCAAGGTTTATCAAGCAATCTATACCGAATCTGTGAAGGCCTTTAAACAATTGTCTGACGCAAAACTCAGGCAGGATGCTTATAGGTCTGGTCAGGTTAGAGACAGGGTGGTGTAATGATTACCGCAGGAATGTGCAACAGCTTCAAGGAAGAACTCCTGAAAGGTATTCATGATTTCACCACGGATACCTTTAAGGCTGCTCTGTACACCGACTCCGCCACTCTAGGACCGTCTACAACGGTTTATACGACCTCAAACGAGGCGTCAGGGGGTGGGTACACAGCAGGGGGCAATACACTCACTGGAGTGTCTGTATCGCTTTCTCAGGGGGTTGCTTATGTGGACTTTAGTGATACCACTTGGACTGCCTCAAGCTTTTCAGCAAGAGCTGCTTTGATTTACAACTCAAGCAAGGCCAATCGTGCTGTTGCGGTCTATGAGTTTGGAGAGGTGAAAACAGTCTCTTCTGGAAACTTCCAGCTTCAGTTCCCTCCTGCAAGTCCAACTGAAGCAGTTGTAAGGATTGGGTGATGACTACATGGTCTCCAATTAGTCTTCCTCCGGCTCCAACATATACAGATGTTTTGACTGGAGCAATCCTTTTGGAGTCTGGGTTTCCTGATTATTTGCTCCAAGAAGATGGATTCCCTCCAATTCGGATATTGTTGGAAGGATCAGATAATTCCACAATCTGGACACCTATCGTACCCTGATCATGCCAATCATCAAACTTAGCTTTAAACCCGGAGTTAATAAAGAAAACACTCGTTACACAACTGAGGGTGGTTGGTACACGTCCGAGAAGGTTAGGTTTCGTCAGGGAACTCCTGAGAAGATTGGTGGTTGGGTAAGGATTTCTGCCAATACATTTAGAGGATTGGCTCGGTCTCTATGGGCTTGGGCTACTAATGCTGCATTTAAAGTTACTGGGGTTGCCACAGATTATGGTCAATACGCTGAGTACAACGGTGGTTATGGACAAATCAATGCTGTAACTTCTTCTTTCCCCGGAGCAACATTTTCTTTTACTGCCGGTTCTTCGGTTGTTGTTGTCAATCTTGGTCTATCTATTACACCTACCAATCAGAATTGGATTGGAGCAGGTGCTCAAGTTATTAAATGGACGACCACATCAGGGAATATCACCCCTACCCTGATGAATAATTATCATAAAATCGTTGCAGTTGGATCTCCAAGTTACTCTTATCTTTCTATTGATATTGGTGTGAATTCTACAGTCACCACCAACATTAACGGAGACATTCGAGTACTAGAAGCCCAATCAAGTGTTTTGCATAGTCAAGCAAATTTTGGTCAAGACTTAGTGTTTAATCGCAGAGGTGGAAATATGTGCCTCTGGAATGGCAGTTATGCTTTATTTCTGCCTGATAATACATTTACAACTAATTTTGCAGTCAATCCTAACTCTTTGGTTTTGGCTGTTATTGCCCCTCCAAACATTAACTCTTATACAAACGGCAGAATCCCTGTAACCTTTTACAGCACATCAAGTTTGCCATCTCCGTTGGTAGCAGGCACGACGTATTATCTGTCTTCTCCTAGCGGAAGCAGTCCTTCTACTTTGTTTGATATTTACACCGCATTAACCGGGGGTTCTTTAGTAACTTTGACTAACAACGGGACAGGCACTCATTACATTGACATCGTTGCCGCAAAAGTTATTGATGTTGTTAGTGCTGCTGGAAATACCACGGCTGATGCTCCAACTGCTGTTAATGTTTCATTTGTTTCTGACATTTACAGGTTTGCGTTTGCATTCGGTGTAAATGATTATGGTGATGGCGATACATTTAATTTAACCGCTATCAATAAAATGCTGATCCGTTGGTGTGATCAAGAGGATATATCGCAGTGGACTCCTCTTGCTACCAATCAAGCAGGCAGTCTGCCTCTTTCACGAGGATCAGAAATCATTCAAGTGATTCAAGCTCGACAAGAGATTCTGGTCTGGACTGACATTGCTCTTTATTCTCTTCAATACCAAGGACCACCCACTGTATGGGGTGCTCAGTTGCTTGGTGACAATATCTCTATCATCAATCAAAATGCTGTGGCTTATGCCGCTGGATCAGCGTATTGGATGGGTGTAGATAAGTTCTACATCTATAACGGAAATATCGACACTCTAAAGTGCGATCTTAGGCAGTACGTTTTCAGTGACATTAACCGCAACCAAACAGATCAAATCTTTGCTGGAACCAACGAAGGTTTCAATGAGGTTTGGTGGTTCTATTGTTCTGCTGATTCGTCAGTTGTAAATCGTTATGTCATTTACAACTATTCTGAAAAGATTTGGTATCACGGATCTTTAGGCAGAACTGCTTGGTTGGATTCTGGAATTCGAGACTATCCTCTTGGAGCAACCTATAGCTATAACTTGGTTGATCATGAAAACGGGATAGACGACAACGAAACCGGAACTCCTGCTGCGATCAATGCTTATATTGAATCAGCAGAGACTGATGTTGGTGATGGTGATCGACTCATGTTTGTTAAACGAGTGATCCCTGATCTAACCTTTAGAGACTCTACTGCTATGTCTCCTGCGGGGACAATCACGCTACGTCCTCTTCTGAACTCTGGGTCAGGGTATTTAAGTCCTGCTTCAATGGGCGGAACATCGTCTAATGCTGATGCTACAGTCACAAGGACTGCTACGGTTCCAATTGAGCAGTACACACAACAGGTGTACATCCGTCTGAGATGTCGTCAGCTCACCATGAAGTTTGAATCTAATTCATTGGGTGTTCAGTGGCAGTTAGGTTCTATGAGGCTTGACGTAAAGCTCGATGGCAAAAACACAGGCTATGGTGTTTAAATGCCAAGATACGACCTAGACACTGTTGAACCTCCTGCGCTACCTCTTGCTCCGGGTGAATACAACCAAGGTGAGCGAGATAAGTTTAGCAATGTCTTGCGTCTATATTTCAATCGAATTGCTTCATTTGTCAGAAATTTAATTGGTACCGCTGGTGGAAGATTTTTAGATTTCCCAAATGGTTCGTTTTCTGACAATCGTGATTACGAACTTGGTTCGTCTTCTGTAGCAGCGCCTATTCGATTTGACACAACCTATTACTCAAATGGGTTGTCTTTAATTTCTGAAAATATTTCCAAAAATGATTTTGGAAGTAATTTATTTGCTACCGTTGACGATGGTGCTGGTGGTTCTGGAAATGTTTTAACTATTACTGTAGCAATTATTTCTGTAGATATTTATGTTGGCATGGAAGTGACGATGGCAGGACTTCCTGCTGGAACTTACATAATTCAAAAAAACGCCGTTAATCAGTTTTTAATTAGTACGTCTGCTTTAATATCTTCTACGGCAGTGTCGTTCACCGGCAATTCAAAAGTTCAAGTTGCTTATCCGGGCAGATACAACTTTCAATTTAGTATTCAACTCGTGAACTTTACTAATAATCCTCATACAGTAAGTATTTGGTGGAGAAAAAACGGTACAGACATTGCTGATTCAAACAGTGAGTTCGGTCTGCCGGTTAGAAAAGGATCAGGCGATCCGTCTCACGTTATTGCATCTATGAATTTCTTTATAGACTTAGAAAGAGACGACTATATTCAGATAATTTGGAGAACGCAGGATGTTGATGTCTATATAGAACATTTCCCTGCGGTCCCTGCTGGAGCAGGAACTCCTGCTATTCCTGCCACTCCGTCAGTGATCTTAACTGGCAGCTTTGTTAGTCGGCTAGTGAATTCGTAAGGTGATGTATGCTGCGTAAAAAGAAATCCACCTCTCAGAAGACAGAGCCGGTTAAGGAAAGCAAGTCACTGCTTGAGTCTTTAACTGAGCGGCTTAATGCTATTCCTCCAACGATCACTGAAACTCGTAGGATCGGTACTGGATTTGGTGTACGCAAACGAACTGTCGAAGTTCCTAATCCGGAATATGTTGCGCTTCAGAACCAAATAAACGAACTACAGACAGCGCCTCCAGAGCCACCCAAAGCTACGCCTGAGCCTGCTCAAACGACCCCTGAGCCTTCTTTTATGGGGCCAGTTGCTCCAGCCAACCTTCCGACTGATATAGCTCCACTGAGTCTTTCTGGCATTCAGGGTTTGCTGATGCCGAAGGTTGAAGCTCCTGTTGAGCCTCCTGTTGAACAGCCAAAAATCGCTGTTGCTCCCAAGCTCACTCAGAAAACTGTTACTCCACAAAAAGCTACTCCTGCGCCGCCGAAAATATATGTGGACCCAGTTCGGGAAACAACTCGTCCAACTGAAGAGTTTGCTCCTCCCACTTTGGCTTCTTTGTCTTCTCAAGCAGAGGCACCAAGCGTTACTGAATTTGTAGGACCACCGGGTCCAGCAAACATTCCCACAGATACTGCTCCGCTAACTCTGTCAGGAATTGAAGGGTTGTTGAAGCCAACCACTTCTCCTGTAAATGTTGAGGAACTAAAGCAGGCTCTTGCTGGTGTTGGTGATCTAAGTGGTGGTGTTTCTTTTGCGCCGGATATTAAAACTGATGTTCCTCTTGATGTCGGAACAGTAGAGTCTGATAAATATATAGAAGACAATTCTCGGTTTTCTCGTGCCAAGCTTGATCCAACTGGGCAGAAGATTTATGACCAGTTGAAACAACAGCGGGAGTCAATGGAAAAAGCTATTGGCGCAGAAAAGGCGTCAGAGCTTTACACCAGCATTGGCGATCTGACTCAAGAAGAAACTCTTGCCATGATGGCATCAGAGCTTCGAGATACTGGCATCACCGATATTTACAAAGTTAAACAGCAAGACGGGATTGTTCAGGCTCCAATTCAATATGGTGAGATTGAAGCTGCTGGAGAAGGTGCTGCACGGGAAGGGTATTACTACCGTGATCCAAGAACCAATGAGATTAAAGAAGTTGATCCAAGCCAAGTCAAAGATTTTCAAGCTGCCGTTCCGGGACGGTATACAGATTCCGGAGAAGGCGGTGGTGAGTATGTACCCGGTTCTGCTCCTTCTGGCTATGTAGATGTTCCGGTTAAACAGTATGTCAATACTGAAACTGGCGAGCTTCTTAAACAAGATATTTCACGCTCTGAATATCAGACAAGTGACAATATCTTAGGTGATTCAAGTGTTGCAAAAAGAACCTACACCGGAACAGGTGTTCAGTTCACTCCAGACGGCGTACCAATTTACTTTTCAACTGGATTTAAACAGCCGTCTAGTTGGGTAAGGTTTAGAGATCAAGTAAGGGCTCTTGCTCCTTTAGCTGTTGCTTTCATTCCCGGGATTGGTCAAGCCTTCACTGCTGCTGCGTCAAGCATTCTGGGAGCAGGTGCTAGTCAAGCTGCGGTCGGAGCATTGTCTAAAGGACTAGCTTCTGCTGTGGCAGGAACAATCGCCACAGGAGACCTTGAAAAAGGCATTCTGTCAGGATTGACTTCAGGGGCTCTTGGATATGGCCTAGGGGCTCTCCAAGGGCTCGCGGACGTGGCATATATCCCAGAGGTTTCTGCGTCTCAATTAGAAGCTATTGGCACTGGTCCTTTGGACTACGGTGTTGCAGCTATGGAGCCTTCTGTTGCGGCAGAAGCCTTGACTAGCTTGGCAAGTGATCCAAATATCGCAGAAGAGCTTTCCAATCTAAGTTCCACTGGAGCATTGGCTTCTATTGCCACAGAAGTCCCAGTAGAGTTTTTGCAAGACATTGCGTCAGACATTCCTACAGAATCTTTGGAGAAGTTGACGGACGCTGTGTCTGATCCAAATCTTGTTGCTATTCAAGATCCAGAAGTTCTGTCTGACTTCCTGCCTGATGTGGCAGATGTGATTGAGACTGGTGGTCCTACAGATATTCCTTCCAGTGATCTTTTACAGGAAGCTGGATTTGATATTCCAGAAACACCTAGTCTTCCTGACACACGCCTTGAAGATATTCTTGATCAATCAGCATTAGAAGATATTGGGGTTACTGACACAGGTCTACCTTCTGGTGAGTTTGATATTACGGACATTGTTCCAAAAGACAGTTTGCCTGACATCACTCCGCCTGATTTAGGTATTACTAACGTACTGCCAGACAGTCAGTTTGATATTACTGATGTCGTTCCTGAAGGTGTAACTACTGACATTTCAGACGTTCCTCCTCTGGGAGATACTTTTGATATCACTGATATTGTGCCCGGAGAAGAGTTATCCGACATCACTGATGTCGTACCTCCGGCAACAGAGGAAATATTTGATATTACTGATGTAGTCCCGGGAGATGTTGCAGCTACCGATATTCAGGATCTTGCTGAAGCAACAGACATCACAGACACGATTCCTTCAGGCGAAGCATTGGATGTTTCCGATGTTTTGACTGAAGACATTCCAGATATCACTGACGTTGCTCCATCAGAAGACACAACCGATTTTCTTGCTGAGGGCGTTACTCAGGCAGAAGATGTCCTCCCTGAGATTTCAGAAGCCATTCCCTCTGAAGAAGCATTTGACATCACTGATGTTCTTTCAGAAGAACCCATCACTGACGTAACCGATGCTGTTCCTGCGGATACTGCGCTTCAAGATGTAGTAGAGCCAACTGTTTTTGAAGCGGCTCCTGATGAAACATTTGACATTACAGATGTTATCCCGGGAGATGATGCTCAGGACATCACAGATGTTTTATCTGACGAGTTAAACGCCCCTGAATCAGCAATTGGTACTGAAATTTCTGAAGAGCCATTTGACATAACAGACGTGGCTCCAGAAGATCAGTTTGATATTACTGATGTTTCTGGAGAAGTTGTTCCAGAGTTGCAGCCAGACGCATTGGAAGTTGCTCCTGATGTTTCAGGCGAAGTTTTTGATATCACGGATGTTGTTCCAACAGAAGAGCTGCCTGATATTACAGATGCGGTATCAGAAGGTTTGACTTCCGCAGAAGATGTAACACCAAGTATTACCCAAGACGTTTCTGTACTTCCGGAAGAACCTTTCTTAGATATTGAAGAACCGGTATTTGAACCTGACACCTTTGAGCCAATCAGTCCTGATTATCAGGACATTGATGCAATTTTGGCAGAGGCTGAAGCTCCAGAGTTTGATATCACCGATATTGTTCCAGAAGCAACTCTTACGTCTCCGCAATTTGATGATGTAACTTACGACGATTTTCAACAAGGACTTGGTTCTTATACTGGAGCAGAACCTCCTGTTGAAGATATTTCGTTGGGAGAAACTCTGGACTTTGTGGAACCGGACATCTTTGACGAAGACTTTGGGGTTGAGCTTACTCAAACTGTTCAAAACGACCCGGGGTTTCTTCCAGAAGAATTTTATGATGTTCCGCCATTGCCAAAATCGCTTTCAGAGCTTGCGGATATCACTGACGTATTAGAAAGCACTCCCGGTGGTGCAATGACGCCAGATGAGTTCTTGCAGGCTGTAGAAGAATCGAGTGTAGGCGATCCGTATATCGCATCAGAACTTGCGGGGTCTTTGCCAAGTGATTGGGATCTCCCAGACTTAAGTTATTTGAATACGGGTGTTGCTCAGGATCTGGCTGCTGCCGGATCTGATACTGGAATGCTGCCCGGATTTGATACCGACTTAAGCTATCTCAACACTAGCGCTGGCCAAGAAGCTGCTGCGGCAGGTTCTGACACTGGAAACTTGCCGGGTAATGTCATGACCCCGGAGCAAGTGGCAGATGCTTTAAAGGGCGGTGCTGGCGATCCGTATGTAGCCTCTGAGATTGCTGGTGTAGACCCCTCTGATTGGGATCTTCCTGACCCGACTGATATGCAGGAGTTCTTTAAATCTCCTGCTGGTAAGTTGGCTTACAACCGTCTTACTTCTTTCTTATTAAACAAACTCAAGGGCGATGCAGGCTTGTCTTCTGCGGCTAACCTGATCAATCAATCGGGACAGTCAGGAATCGCAGGTCTTGGTGCTTCTGCCCCAAGTGTACAATTTGGTTATATCCCTGATTTTGATATCACCAAAGCCTTCTCGCCCACTCTTTATGCTCTGCGTCAGCGAGGCCAATGATGGATGATTATTTTGACATCACCGATGTAACCCCTGATTTTTCGGAAATGTCTTTGGCAGATATGCTTAAAGATGTTCCGACGCCGGATTATGTCGCACAGTTAGGTGATTATGGGTTTATGGTTGAAAACATAGATCCGAATGAGCTTGCTGCTCAGATTGCGTCTGGTCAGTCTGGAGGCGATTGGTCAAAGCTGGCCGGAACTCTGTTCAATGCTCTTAAGTCTCCTTCTGCGATTGCCGGGATTTTGGGAACAGGACTCGGAATGTCCAAGCTTGGTAAGGCTTCTAGTGGAGGCTGGCAAGGAACAATTCCTAAACTAACAGCCACGAGAACTCAACTCCCACAGGATGAATACAAACCGTATTCCGGCAAAGCTGTTATGGGAAGACAGTTTTTCTCTCCGGTCACCTATTCGCCTAAAACAGCTACACCAGCAATAACTGCTCCTAAAGAAACGCCTGTCGCTGAAGAAAATCCTGTAGAAGACACCACAAATACGAATGCCTCGGGTGGAATCATAAAACTTGCTCAAGGCCGTTACCTTCGAGGAAAGACTGACGGCATGGCAGATAAGATCCCTTCTTCAATTGAAGGTAGACAACCTGCTGCTTTGAGTCATGGTGAGTTCATTATTCCTGCTGATGTCGTGAGCCATCTTGGGAATGGGAACTCTGATGCTGGGGCAGATGTTCTCTACAAGATGATGGATCGTGTTCGTCAGGCTAGAACAGGAACCAAGAAGCAAGGTAAACAAATCAAACCGGAGAAGTTTATGCCCGGTGGTATTGCAGGAATTAAACGCTTCCAAGCGGGTGGCGTATCGACTGGGGTTACTGGAACGACCAGCACTCCAATGGGCGCAACCACTACAGGCTCTCTTGCGCCTTATATTGGTGACTATGCTGCTGACTTCCTGTCTCGTGGTCAGGCATTGGCTAATGAGCCCTATCAGGCCTATACCGGACCTCTAACTGCTGGTGAAAGCCCTGTTCAGACTCAAGCGTTTACACAAGCACAAGGAATTGCTGGGACTCAATTTGATCCTAGTAAATTCATGAACCCATATATTCAGTCTGCACTCCAACCTCAACTCGACACTTTGAGACGAGAATCAGATATCAACCAAGCAAAGCTTCAGGGTCAGTTTTCTCGGGCAGGAGCATTTGGTGGAGCACGAGAAGCTATTGCTCGGGCAGAAAACCAAAGAGCTTTGATGGATGCTCAGGCAAGAGTTACCGGTCAGGGTTACATGACTGCCTTTGATCGTGCCATGCAAGCCTTCCAGAACGAGCAAGCCCAAGAAGTGGCTGATCTTCGTGCAATGTTGGATGCCGGTTCGGCTCAAAGAGGGATTGAGCAAGAAGGCATCACGGCTCAGAAAGCTGCCTTTGAGCA